TAAATCCTATAGTGTAGTTAACAATGCCGTTAGGCTCTACTGTCATTTTGAATGAGTCTACAACAGCAAGCGGGAAGGCGTATGATCTATCTGGGTCTTTCCAGTATAGAGTAAGTGATTTAGCTTGGTTAACAGCAGATAATGTAAAAGTGTGGGTATAAGGGTTTGAGCCTGTAGTATTAGGTACCGCACCAAGTAAAGATGAAAGGATATAAGGTATAGCATAATCATATAGTTGAGCGTCTACATTACCTTCGCCCATTCTCATAGTTACATAAAAAGAGTCTGAGTCAGCTATGTTACCCATGCCTTGAGATTCTCTAGCACCCTCTATCTTATCGGCAAAACTCATTGTGACAAATGGTATCCAAAAAGCTGGCGCAACTGCCACGCCTCTTGAAGATTCCAATGCTACACCAAGCGAGCCTCTTCGTCCAATAAATTTTGTCATCTTGTTCCTTTCATACTACTGTTTTTTCGGTGTATACCCTTAATGTTAACTCTGCTGATCTGGCTTCGCCGAACTCACCGGATGTATATTGCCACTGCACATCAGCGGCGTTAACATACAAAACTGTAGGGTCAGAGCCGTCTAGCTCAAAATCAATATCCATCTTATTTACTATTTCGTCAATAACTGTCGCGATAATTTGTTCGGCATATTCCATTCTATTGGTGCCTGTAGGTACACCTTTATAATCTTGACCAACTGGGAATAATATTAATAGCCTAAAAGCATAGATTCGGGAGTTTTCGGTATTAGATGAAAACTCTCCATCCATGTTACCGGCTGTAACCATTACAGCAGGCCAGCCTCTGGGGTTCATCTCTTCATGGCCGTATACTTGTTGCACCGAAGCGCAAGCCTGTATATTGGCAATGATATGGTTTTTAATATCTGTGCTTACCGACATTACGTCATACTCCCAATCTTATTTAAGACTTTATCTACAGCTTCGGTAAAGAACTTCTGTATGTTTTTGTCGTTAGATTCTACAGCATTGCGCAAATAAGGCCGTGAGGCCATATATTTTGTACCTTCATGTACATATACATCATAATTAGTATTAGTGCCTACAGCCCCTTGTAAATAGCCCATAGTGGTATATGTTGAGGCCCTTAGCCTACCTGTTAATACTGGGGTGTTTAACATCGAGTCTCTTTTAATAGTAAAGATAGATTTTTCTATAGCTATAGTTAATTCTTGAGCCATAAGTCTAGGCGATTGTTTAAAAGCAGATTTGATCTGGCTAAGGTTTTTAATTTTTACATTTATAGTCGGCATAATTAAGCGTCCTGCGAGGTTAGTATTAGCTCAACATGATCTAGCAAACCTGCACCTTGCCATTTAGATACAGCTTTAACCGAATAAACTTTAGTGCCTACTCTTATCTCATCACCCTCTTTGGCGTCAATAGAGCTATCTAGATAGGCCACAAATGTTTTACCTATACGTCCTTGCACAAATTCAACTCTCTCTTGGCTAGCAGGCTGTATATCAGCCAAGAACACTGTAAAAGTAGCGCTCATTGTATATCTATCTGCGCCAGCTTTTTTGGTGTAGCGATAAATTGATATTTCCGAGTTTGTAAAAAATAAAGTCATTATCTATCCGTCATTAATGGGAAGTTAGCATAATAGTATAGTATTTCATCTATACCTAAAGCCTCTAAAACGCTTTTAAAAGTTTGGCCAGCTAAGGCAAAATGTATTTCTCTTTGGCCCTCTTTTTTGCGTGAGACGCCTACATCAGAGCCGTCAGCATTATTATAATAAAAAGCCGCCAGAGTTGCGCAAGCCTCCGCTAAATCTTCAGGAATAGTATAATAGCCTGCTGTATAACTAACTCTGTAGCGGTTCCATTTTCCTGTTGCTATAAAGTTTAGATCTAATATGCCAGCGGCATAATCTACAAAATATAACTGTGTATCTATTGTCTCCCAGTCCGATGAGTTAAGAGTAGTATTTCTAACTTCTAATGCTGTAAATTCTATAATAGGGCGTTGTCTAAGAATAATCTGGTCTATTACTGTACCTGTATACTCTACCTCTGTAAATGTAGTAGCTTTAAACCGTCTACCGCAATATGCTTCTATAGCTCTAGTGGCTTGATTAATTTTTCTGATAATTAAATTATCATAGGTAGTTGTAGAACTAGGAATGCGTAATGATTCTTTGACCGAAGCTAAATCGGTTAAAGCGTAAGATAGTATGCTAGCCATTACGCTTGCTCCTCTTTAATAATTCAATTAGTGTCTTTAGTCTCTTCAATTTCATCAGCTTGTTCCTCGTCTGATTTAGTTGTTATATCTTCGGCTTGCATATCTTTAGTTAGAATAGCAACACCAGCGTCTATAAGCCCAAATGCTTCGTTGGGGCTACACTCAAAGATTGTACCTTTAAGATGGCCTTTATAAGCTTTAATAAACTTAACTCTCATTAACGCTTACCTTCAAAGTTTTTACCATCACCACTAATTTTTTTAGTAGTTGCTTTTGTAGCTTTAGCAGTAGCTATTAAAAGCTCGGCAGTTTTAGCTCTAACTCTATAAGTTGAGCCGTTGGTTAGTTCCCCTACTGTTGCTGTCATTGTAATTATACTCATAATATCTCCATGAAAGGGGCTAAACTAGCCCCAATCATCAAGTTACTATACTAAGAACTATGGAGTTCCAAGTCCTTGCACTTCTGTAATCGCGGCTGGAAGTAGAAGCTCTGCGTCTACTCGCTTTTCTACGCGTACAAATGTAAGGTTTTTCTCGAAAGCACTAGAACCACCGACTGTAGCCTCATCAGATACACGAACAGAGATACCTTCTCTGTCTACAATCTGGTAATAGCTAAAGTCACCGAAGAACAATTTGCCTTGTTGTACAAAATTAGATTCGTATACTGGGCGACCTTTTAGAAGTTGTGTAGGGCTTCCGGCTAGGTCTGTTAGTAAGTATCTATTTTGGCTATCTTTTAGGCGGCCTACTTCAAACAATGCGCTCATTGAGCCAACCCATACTGCTTTATTTCTATAGCCTTGTGGGGTGTTATGGTAAGCATTAACAATAGCGTCTGCTTTTTGTGCATCGGTAGCACCAGCACCTGCATTAACTAATCTTAAAGTATAGTTGTCTATACCTGTAGGCTTGCCTGTACCGTTGCCATTCCAGAATGTGTCTTCTTCGGCTTCGCCTAGAGACTGGCTCATTAAACCAGCGATGTAGTTAATTACAGAACCACCAACTCCTAATTGTGCGTCTGCTACCAATTCATTTGATAGTGGAACAATGGAGGCTAGTGAGTAAGGTGTTAATACATTTTCGCTAAAGGTAGCGGTAGAAGTAGCTTTAACAGCTTTTTCAGATCGCCACGCGGCTTTAGGACGGCTAATTAATGAGGGGATATGAACTGTATCTGTGCTTGTTGTCATTGCACTAGCTAAAGATCGCATAACATTAATATCTCGGATGTCCTCAATAATAACATTTGCAAACTCTTCAGGTACTAAATAACCACCATCAGCGGCAGTACCTTCAGACAAGATTTGTAGCTTTTGCTTGTCACCTGAATATAGTGCAGAAAAGAACTCAACACTTTTTTGGGTAACAGTATCAAACTTTTTACCAGCTTCTTTACGACCTGGTAATACTACTTTTATTTCTGCTAGATCTTCAACTGAGTGAGATTTGCCTAGTTTTTTATCAACTACAAATGTAGTTTCTTTTGTTTCTATTACAGCTTCAGGCACTTTAAATGAGTCTAAAACTTTAGTAAAGTTGCTAATACTATCTTCGATTTTAGAAGTTGCAGAGTCAGCTAGTTTTTGAGCTAGTGCTTCGACGGCTTCGTCATCAGCTTCTACCTTTGGGGTGTCGTCTGCTAAGGCCGCTTCGGCTAGCAATGTATCTAGTTGTTTGCTCTCTTCTTCGCTTAATTTACCTAATGCTTTTTTCTCTAAGAGGTCAGCGATTAATCCCATATAATTTCTCTTTCTCGCTAACTGTTATTAACTCGTTAGCTTTTTTTATTACCTTTAATAATTGTTTTTCGTCTA